TCCTGGTAAGCGTCCGGGCCGAGCGCGATCACCTGCCCAACCAACTGCGCGAACTCCTCGCGGAGCCGCGTCTCTTCCGGCATCTCTACGTCCGCCCACTGTTTCATCTGGGCCTTGAGGTTGGGAATGCGCACCAGGATGCGATAGCCCGTGGGTTCCATCACGCCCTGGATACGGTCCAACTCAGGCTTTGGGACTTCAGCCGTCATTCAGTCCTCAGGTCGGCGTCATCGTCCGGGTTGGTCAACCGTTTTCGGATACGAATTAGCTCATCCATGCAAAACTGTATACCACTAATTTCGCCGCAAAGCTGCTTATAGTGCGGAAAATCCGTCGCGGCGCCGTTGGCGACGTTCTCCCGGCGGGTCTCGATCGCGGCCTCCAGTTCGCGTTCAAAAGCGTATTCCCACGGCTCGGGAGACAACATCAGAAGGTGATTCCGCCCTGCCGCATCGGCTTGGCCTGCTTGTCGTGGCCGTAGGAATCTGACCGGATTTGCTTGCGCAGCGCATCTAATCGCCTTGCGCCGGCGTTGGTCGAGCCGTCGCCCAAGGCGGCCACGGTCGGCGCGTCGAAGACGTATTCCCCGTCCGAGAGCAGCACGGGACGGCCGGAGGGCGTGACGCCCTCGATCTCGTCCGACTGGCCGGTTCCGGGGCCGGAAAGAAGGCCGCCGCTCGCGCCGGCCATCTCCGTCTCCTCGTCCGGCGATCCCCCCATCTGCTGGAACATGGCGTCCTGATCCTGGTCATCCTCGTCGCCGGTCTGAGAGGGATCCTGCTGCTCGTCCTGGTGCTTCGACTCGAGCATCTGCTGGAGATCTTTCAAAGCGCGCGGTCCGAAAAGATCGATGAAGTGGGCGAGCGCCTCCTCGGGATCGTCCGCCTGACCCTCGAGCGCGGCCATGGCTTCGACCACCACCTGATGTTCCTCGTCGTCCGGCTCGGACTGCTGATCGTCCGGCTGCATCAGGTCCTGGGGCGAGTCGTCCGTCTCGCCGCCCTCCGCGTAGGGGAGCGGTTCCGTCGAGCCGGGCACGCCCCGCCAAGTGGCGGTATTCAGACCGGCCAGCTCCCGGAGGATGCGCCGGCGCATGGGGTCAGGGTTATAAAGGTTGGGTCGCGACTCAGCGTAGGTCAGGCCCACGGGGTTGAGCGTTCCGCCGGACTGCATGCGCTCGATCGAGGGGTTGAGCCGCCTGAGGTGCGGCATGGTGCGGTGAAGAGAGCCGAGGCCGCTCCGGTTGCTGCCCCCCATGCCGCGGAGGCCGGGATCGCGAAACTCGCGGGAAGCGAAGTCTGGAGCGAGACGGCGCTCCATGCCGCGAATGGGATTCGAGTAAGAGCCAATCATGTGTCTGTGTCCATTACTAGAGTTAGAAAGTAAGAGCCGGCAGTCGCGCCGGGAACCTGCTTCAGGTACATCATGCCGGTAGGCAACCCAGTGGTATTCGGTACGTCAGTCGGGATGCGAAGCGGGTCAATCAGGATGAAGCGCGCTGCGATCACTTCCGCCGGCGCCTGCGCCTGATACATGTAGTCGTTGATCGCGTCCGCCAGTTGCGCGATATAAGTCTGGTCGTAAGCCGCCGGCGGCTGCGGGAGCGGTTGTTTGATGACGCGGCCCATTACTTTCCTGAGACCTCCGCCAGGATTTCCTCGACTCCCTGCAGCCGGCATCCCCAGCTATCCAACCATGCCCGCAACGCTTCCACATCGATAATCCGCTCATCCGCTTTCCCGATGATTTCGATGCAGACATTGCACTCGCTTTGCTGTGCGTCCTTGAAGCGTAGCCGGAAAATTCTTTTCATTTTTGTCCATCCGGTTGGAGATCCGTCCGCATCGTGCCGAGCCGCCAGCCTACGCCGGGGCCGTCGCTCGAGATCCTGAACGAGATCTGGCGATCGCGGAGCCGGACGGTCTGCAGGCCCGTGTGCGAGTTGACGGTGACGTTGGCCGCGGTCTGCTTCGGTTTTCCCGGCCCGGAGCGCGTCAGGATGGTGATGCCGACGGACTGGTCCTGTTCCGCCGCCGTGCCGCGGAAGACCACGTCGGGGATGAGGCGGCTCATGAATAAGTAATGGTCACCGCCATTCGCGTCGATATCCGCGCTCTCGATCCAGGCGGGTAAGGGCTGGCCGTCCGCGTCGTCGCCGTAGTTGTGGTAGTAGAGGAAGCCATTTGCACGGTCAGTGGCAATCGGGTAATAGGCGCGTCCCATGTCCAGCCAGGAGGTACGCTCCAATTGACCAATGCTCCAGGTTTGCTCGCCATAGTTGTAGATGACATAGCGGTCGTTTTCGAGCGAATTGGCGGACGGATAGAACCAGAAGACCTCGCTGAACGAGTGGTTGTGGCCGGCATAAACTTTATAGCCTTGCAAGAAATTGAAGTCGTTAAAAACGTAATCCTTCACCGCGCACGGCAGCTCTTGAACCTGCCCCGTATAGGCATAGAAGATGCCACGGTCCATCCAGAGTACGATCGAGCCGGTATTGATGCAGGCATTCGGGCCGATGATGGACAGGCCTTCCGCGATCGGCTGGAAACCGAAAACGTAAGGCATGCCGATGTAAGTCATCGTCCACATGCCGAGGTCCGTCCAGATCAGAATATTCGCCGTGGTCCGCATGGCGCAGATGATGAAGCTGGCGCCTGACAGAGGCTGGCCGCCGGCGGAGTTGGTGCGCAATGGGGTCCAGGTGTAAGCGTCCTCCGCGTCCGACCAGCGCACCAGCATCAGGTTGGGCGCGGTCTGGCCCACGTCGTTGCAGCCGAACGCGATCAGGTGACGGTCGTTGGGCGAGACGATAATCTGGCTGGCGACGATCGGCACGTCCTTCGGCGTGAAGGTCACGCCGTTGACGACGATCGTCTGGTTGAGCGGCACGGCGCGCGCGCCGAGGCCGAGCGCCTGATGCCAGTAGTAAACCGCGCCGCCGCGGATATTGGCGACCAGGTCGTCGCCGAAGTTGTCGAGGTCCCAGAGCCTGAGCTGATTGACGGTAGGATCGACGGGGTTCAGCTGCATGGGGTCGAATGGCTGGCCCCAGCCTGAAGACATGCCCGCGCCCGGCGCGGATCCGCCCCACGGCGGCACGCCCCAGCCCTCGCCCACCGCGGCGTCATCGGCGCCGGACTGAATCAGGAAAGAGACCTGGACCGCGGAGCCGCCGCCCGTGGCGTTGGTCGCGTTCACGGGAACGGGCATAGTGATGCTCAACTGAGCGCCGTTGACGGCGGTAATTACGAACTGCGTATTGAGCTGCGCGGCGGTGAAGGCGTCGAAGGCCGTCGCGCCAGTGATATTGAGGAAATCGCCGATGCGCGCGTCGTTGGATGGCACATTGAGAGTGATCGTGGTCGAGCCGGCGATGCCCGTGGTGAACGGGTTGGCCGGCGCGGCGACCGTCGCGCGCACCGGCGTAATGTCGTAGAAGTTTTCCGACCAGAGGATGTAGAGGTGAGAACTGGTGCCTAGCCCGACATAGCGGTCGCTCTCGACCGTCGACCACTGGTGCAGGTAGCGGCAGACGCCCTCGAGCGCCTGCTGCACCACTCTCAGCCAGCCGCCGATCTTCTCGGGGAAGCCCTGGCGGAAGCGCACCTTGTCGCCGTCGTACCAGCCGCCGGAGTTGGAGTATTCCGTCGTCTCGCGGATGATGCCGGGCCGGAACTCTAGCTTAGTTAGCGGCACTCGCTTTCTTTTCTTTTTCTGGCTTTTTTTCGTTCCCGTCGAACTGAGCGAGAAGCGGCTCCAGCCACTGCCGGTCGCCGGCCGCGAGGAAGCCCGGCTGCCACTCCTTCACCACGCGCTCGATGCGCGCATAGTCCTCGTCGTTGAACGTGTACTCGGTCGCCGGATGGTTCGTCAGGTCCCAGGTCGCGCCCTGCGGGCCGGCGCCCGGCTGCGCCTCGATGACCCGGTAGTTGATGGCCTTCTCTTCGTCCTTGGTCAACCTGATTTCGTCCTGCAGGCGCCAGAAAGCCCGCACCTCGTCCACGTTGCACCTCTGCTGCCCCATGAGCGCGTGGATGTTCAGGCGCTGCGTATAGTTGAGCCTCAATCTCATTCGTCCTCCTTTAAATCAATTGCTGAATCACGGTTTTACCGACGCTCCAGCCGGACGCCGAAACCCTAAAGCAGCGATTGAAGCGCCGTCTCGGTAGCCGTTTGCAGATCGGCATCGTTGATGGCCGTGCCCTGCGCCTGCACCTCGTCCTGCGTCACCACGTAAGGCTGCACCTGCCCCGCCGTCATGTCGGGGTTCTGGAAACAGGTTTGCGCCCAGCGGTAACGCGAGTTATGCGCCGGAACGCTGGGCGCTTCATTGGCAATGTACTTCGCAAAGTTAAGGCACGCGATCTTGATGCGGCCCCGGAAAGTGAGATCAGTCGATAATTGCGCGGACTGATCGTAAGTCAACGCCGTGGCTGGCGGCGTCGGGACGATGTCGGCGTGCGTTGAAGGCATCATAAGTCAGTTGCTCCTTAAAGTTAGTACCACTCGGTCCATGCGTTGATCGTGCCCGGCG